CTTCGAAAGAATGTCTAAAGCAGAAAGAAAAGCAGGTCATTCGTGCATTAAAGAAAAATTCCTTGACGAATTGAAACCAAACGAAGGAAAGCACGAACCGCCTATTGTTCCAGATTGTGGAACATTCTGCGAGATAGAATTTGCAGATATAATAGATGCGAATACTGAAAAAGTTTTTGCTGGATATACAACATTTAAACAACTGAATTTATTTTGAATCCATATAAACCCGAATACCTGCCGCGTCAGATTGAAGCACTTAACTATTTGGCGACCGATTCGCAAGTTGAGCAGTTGTTGTATGGTGGCGCGGCAGGGGGTGGCAAGACGAAGTTCGGTTGTATGTGGCAGATACAACGTCGTTTGAAGTACGCAGGAACACGTTCGCTTATTGGACGTAGCAAATTAGACACGCTAAAAAAGACAACGTTAAACACGTTCTTTGAAACGGCTGAAGAATTTGGATTGATAGCGAATAAACACTATACTTTCAACGGACAATCCAACGTGATAAAGTTCTTCAACGGAAGCGAAATTGTTTTGAAAGACTTGTTCGCCTATCCTTCGGACGTTAACTTCAATTCACTTGGTTCGTTAGAAATTACAGACTACTTTATAGACGAGTGTTCCGAAGTAACTGAAAAGGCGGTTAGCATTGTTCACTCACGTTGTCGATTTAAGTTGAACGAGTTCGGGTTAATTCCAAAAGGTTTCTTGTCTTGCAATCCTGCAAAGGGTTGGTTGTACAACGAGTTCTATATGAAGAATAACCGCAACGAACTACCTTCACACCGCGCGTTTGTTCAAGCGTTACCGCAAGACAATCCGTTCTTACCGGTAGCATACATTGAATCGTTACGTCGCCTTCCTGAATACGATCGTAAAAGACTTTTAGAAGGCAATTGGGAGTTCGACGACGATTCAGATAAACTATTTCAAACGGAGAACCTACTCCGAATGTTCCGCAACGAAGTAATCAATGAAGGAAAGAAATATATCACAGCCGACATAGCGCGTTTCGGGAAGGATAGAACAATCATTTGCGTTTGGGAAGGTCTTACCATTATAGATATAATTGAGTTGAATAGAGCAGCGTTGGACGAAGTTGTGAACAAGATACGTCTCGTAACAAAAGAACATAACATTTTGTTACAGGATGTTGTCGCGGATGAAGACGGAGTTGGTGGTGGAGTGGTTGATTTTCTGAAGTGTCGTGGGTTTGTCAACGGATCAAAACCCAAACAACCGCAATACCAAAATCTCAAAAGCGAATGTTACTACAAATTGGCTCAATATGTTGAGGAAAATAAGCTCACTATTCTTGTGAACGGACGCAAAGAACAAATCGTGAAAGAGTTAGAAATGATTAAACGACACCGCGCAGACGTGGAAGGAAAGTTGCAGGTAACACCGAAGGACGTAATCAAGAACCGCGAAGGTATTTCTCCCGACGTTGCCGACGCTATAATGATGCGAATGTATTTCGAACTCAATCCTTCTTATGGACAGTATGTTGTAGGTTAGCATAAATTAATTACATTAGCCAAAATAAAATAAACAAATGAAAAAAATTAAACAAATAATAAGCATATTTTTGAAGTTATTTGATGTTGCAATTGCAATTACTCTTTATATCTTACTTGGATATTCAGCCATTACAGGAACTGAAATGTCTAAAATTATAGATGTGGATTGGTGGATACTATTGTTTGTACTGTCGTTAACTGCGGAGAATTATTTGCGTGAACCCGAAGAAATAAAAACAGAACAAGAATGAAACAAACACCACTATACGAGTCATTAAAAATGACACAGGAAAGAGAACGCGAAATTGTCAACTCAATGGCGACGTACTTCCAACAAGGCAAAGTTCTTGGCGACATTCTCCTTGAACTTTCACAGCGCAAGGACATGAACGCGAAGGAGAAAGTGTATCTCGCGCTTATGATAGGTTCAATGATGACTAAAAACGAAACAGATGCCAGAGAGCAAAACTAAAAAAGGAATATGTGTTTACTTACACAAAGACCTGTGGAACGAGATAGACGAGAAACGAGGTGAGAATAGTCGCAACACTTTTTTAAGCGAAGCAATTCAGTTCTCAATGAAGTTCTACGTTCCAGAATCTAAAGTAAAATTGAAAGAACAAACGTCGACAAAATAGCGACGGACGACGTTACGACTAAAGCGCGATTTCTGCGCTTTTTTTGTTTGTCTAACTTTTTGTTTTCAGACGTTAGGTTGTTAATTTCATCCTGTAACACATCGGTCTTTTGTTCATAAGCACCGACCGTTTCTTGCAAGTTGTTTATCTTTCTTTCCTCGATGTTTATTTGTTCCTTCAAGTTGTTAATCACGAGCGAATCAGCAGCAATAACGCTATCGCAGGAGTTCACCAAAGTGATAACATCAACGCGATTAATAGTATCTCGAACAATAACAATATCACGAGTTCTTTGATAGGTGGTTTTGGCTGAAGATTGAGTGGTTTCATAGTATGCAAGTTGTTCTTTTAGTTCAAGTGTTTCTTCGAGAAGCATCTGGTATTCACCCGCGTTGTAGTTTATGATGCTATCTTGCTTTTGTACTTCAACGTGTACATATTTTGCGTCTTTCTTTCCAAACCAATAATAACAAACAACAGTCCAAATAGCAGTTGTCCCAACGAGCAACAAAGCAATTGCGAGTATATTCTTTCTCATAGTATTTGTCCTTCGTGTATGCGTAAATTCTTGACGCTGAATTGACCATTCACTCCCTTCTCAACGATAGCGAATCCGTGATTGTACTTCGAATAAGGGTTGTAGTCGGGAGATAATTCACTTAAGCAACCAACACCCCAACAGGTAATAAACTTACCGTTAGCGTCGCGCTCATTGTGTTCCGCTGTTTGGTGGTGGTGTCCGCACAAAGAAGAAACTTTTGTCTTCAAGAACAACCCACGCGCCACGTTAACCGAAGGTAAGAACTGCTTCCCGAACTCATGCCCGTGAAATATCGACAACTTACCGATGTTCAACTTACTCTTTCCGTCAATCCAAGTGATATTGTGTTTATCTAAATGACACAAAGAAGAAAAGTCGAAAGCGTCAATGTCGAATAGTTCGGGTGCTTTAATTCGCATATATCTCCAGTACCTTTCCTCGTGGTTTCCTTCCTTGTAGTAGATGTGTGCGTTAGGAAACTGACCTCGTAACGTATCTACAAACTGACGCATCGCGTACAACTCATCTTTGAATTTTCTTTTGCGTGGATCTTTGACAAAGTCGCTAATCATGTGACAATCGAGAGCATCGCCGTTTAAAATTACCGCGTCGCACCCTTGACGAATACCTTCGTTGATTGCAACGCTTAACGCTTCGTTGTCTTGATATGGAATGTGAATGTCTGACAGGATTAAAAACTTCGTTCCCTTCAACTCAACGTGTTTTCTTTTTTTAGCGTAAGACTTTGGTAGTGCGAATGGGTTCAACGGTCGTGGCTTCGCATCATAAAGAGATTTGTCGGTAGTATTTTTTCTGTCCATTTTTCCTTTCTGACCACGAATAATTCGAATGAATGTTCTCGCGTGTTCTTCGTCTTTGTATACCTCTGGATATTCAGCGAATAGTTTCTTCGCGAGAGTTAGCGAAGGTGTTTCTTTGAACTTTGAACATACTTCTTCAGCTATTGTCCTCGCTGCTGTTTTCGGTGTTGCCATTCTTTTGTTTTGTAAATCGTTCAATTACTGTTCCTCCAAACAAACCGCCTGTCAGTAAAGCGAGTGTGTCGAACATCGCGATTGGACAAACGTAGTATGTGAATGTTGCAATGTAACTCAAAACGATTAGGTTAATTGTAACAAATATAGCGACAATTCGTTTCGAACTTACTTTCGTCGAAGACGTGAGCATTTCTTTCAACCACTCCTTCAATTTATCCTTCATAAAAACTTCAATATGAACTGAACGATTAACCCGCCAACAATACCCGCAGCCGTTGCAATACCACCCAAACGAGCAACCTGCAAACGTTGGTTATTTATGTACTTGTCGTGCTTCTGAACCTTACTAACAAGACCTTCAATCTTCATTTCATCGTCGCCTATTAAGACGTGATAGATGCGGTCAATCTTCTTGTTCAACTCCTGCAATTCTTCGTGTATCAAAGCTATTTCGTTTTCTGTGTTCATTTGAAGTAAAGTTGTATTTCTGCTTCGCGTCGGTTAACTAATCCCTTAAGCACAACACCACCGCCTTTGTTCCACATACGGAATGAATCGGCTATCGTTGGGTCTTGTGGGTTCACGTTTAATTTTCTTAAAACTGACGACTTCTTGAAACCACCCACACCGATGTTGTACGCAAGTGAAACACACGCGCTGAATTGGTTCTCGTTTAGCGTTTGCGTTATCAATGCACGAACGGACACGGCGAATTTGTCTACAACGTTTTTGGCTAACTGCTCCGCTCTCGCTTGTGTTATTATGTCGCCTTGCTTAACCTTCGTTCCGTCTTCGTAAAACGTGTTTCCATAACCGATAGTCCACACGTTTGCAGGACACAAATAAGCCTTCAATCGACAACCTTCAAAACGCTTCAATAGAGCGTAACCTTCTGCGTTAACTTTCATTTACAAGTCGTTTAATTTGTTTCTCTTTCTTCAAAAGGTAACGACGGAATTTCTCCTCGTACACCTTCTGTTTTACCATATCCTTTTTGCGCCCTGCTTTCGCCATTTGTTTTTTTTTTAATTATCTAATCCACCCAAGACCTTGACGACGATATGTGTACGAACGTCTGTCGCGTCCGTCGCTAATCTCAAAAGCGTTTGATGGATACACATTTGTTTGTGACCATATCTGCTGCGTCTCGTTCGTCGTGTATTCTGGAAAGTCTGATTGATTGAAACATAAGAAGTCGACCATACGTTGCGTGTAGAACATAGCTTTCGAACGAGATTGATCGCGGTAATTCTGCAAGTCGGTTTGTGTTATCGGTGTAGTGTCTTCGCTTGTACGAATAACAAGACTTCCATTGTCGGTTTTAACGTACAAATGAGGAAGCATTTCGTACAAAGACCACCACATAATCATTCGACGCAAGTAAGTGTCAAGAAGTTCCTCGTATGCACCTGCAATGTCGTCGTTTACAACGTCTTCTTTAATCTTATTGTAAAGGTCAGTTCCTAAATACAACTGCGCGTATTCGTCCTGCGCTAAATAGATAGCAGGGTACATCAAAAGCGGATCTACGCTTCCGTTAATCCAACTGTATTTTTTTATGTAGTTTTCGTCAATGAGTAGAACTTCGGGTTGTAGTGCCATTGTGTTTTTTATTATGGATATTTAAGTGAACCTCTGTCGGGTCTGTTAATTGGAGCAGTACCTTCGATGCCTTTTTGTGGAACGTATGGGTTGTTTCCAACGCGCTTGTCATTGTTCAATCCGTCGTTAGGTAATATGCGTCCTTTTGAATCTCTTTTGCGAATATAAATTAGACGCTTCCAAAAATGGTGACAGAAGCAACCGCCGACATAGCGAAAGAGCGAATAGGTTTGAGCCCCTTCTGGAGCAAACGCTTTGTTCACTCCTGCTTTGCTCATTGCTTCAATATCTTCGTAACGAAAGATTGCGCCTGCTTGCGACATTTGAACCATTTCTTTACAAAACTCACGGCTGTTTGTGCTTATGTTTTGTGAATATGCGTAACGCAATTTATAAAGTCCAATGTCACCCCATTTAGATTCCTTTTCTCCTTGAGCGTCGCTCATTGAAGGCATCTTGTTACGCTTCGCAAAGAACTCGCTTGTGTATTGCAATTCGTTTTCGGGTTCGGTTACGTCTTCTTCACTTACTAACTGCCATTCGTCTAAATCAATGTATTCCGCTTTTTCTTTTAGTACATCAATCCACTCACGACCGTCTTCATCTGAAAAGTCGTTCTCAGCATCCGCAACTACTTTTTTTTTTAATTCGATTGATTGAGTTGTGGGTTCAACAACAACTGTAACGTCGTCGAAAACGTTGTTCATTTCAATCTTCAAATCACTTCCAAGAATAGGCGCGAAAGTGTTTGTGATAATTCGCTGATATGGTTTGATTACTTGATTATTGAATATCTCTAAACCTACCAACATTTCATCTTTGTTCGAACCGAAGCCGTTCGATTCTCTAATCCCGTGAATAAGAGGCGACACAACGCGGTGTCCAACCATGATTTGCTTCGCAGTTTCTTCTGATAAGAATTGATATTGTTTGTCCGCATCTGAAAGAGGGAACGCTTGAATGTCTGGAGTGCGTGCAGGATCTTCGTTGAAAGTCATCAAGAACTTCCCTGCGTTACTTGCACCGCTCAATCTTTCCTCCCATTCGCGACGTATTGCTTCACGTTCTTCTTTCTGCGGTATGCCGTTTAAGAAGTTAATGATGAATGAAGGAAATAAACCATTCAAGATGTTGTTGACGTGATACATCCCCATTTGATGAGAAAGTTCAATGTAATTCAAAGCACCGAAGTAATCGGGTTTTGGATAGTACGAACTTCCTGCCATCATTCCGTGTGCGTAAATCACTTGACGCGGTTGTTCTTGCGCCTGTGAAGGATTGAACGCAGGAATAAATTCGGGTTTACCTTTCTTCGAACGTGAATTTCTCCAGTCTTTTGAATACCAAACCCCTGTTATTTCTTCTTCTTCTTTGTCGTAAGCAAGACGACAGTTCTCAAAAGGCAAATGGTTGATTTTAACAACGCGTGTGAAGTCCATCGACCAAATAACTTCAGCAACAAAAGCACCTTGTAGTTTTAAGTCGAAAGAAATACCTTGCAATGCGCTATCTAAAATCGTTCCTGTACCTTGTCCTTCAATCATGAACGCAATTGAGTTAGTCAACGCGTTGTGAATTGGTGAATTGTAGTAAAGGTTGATTAAGTATTGTGGGTATAAATTATCGTTTCCGTAATCAATCCAACCGCTACGGTTCTCTTTTTCGATTGCTTCGGTTGGAATGTATCGGCTTAACGCTATTTGTTGAATGTTGCTCATTATGCGCCTGTATATATTAC